GTAGGAAGGAGGAGCCATTCCGAAGATAGAAGGGTACATAGGCGATGACATTCCTGCATAAGGCAAAGATGGCCTTATACCCATATATCCTCCCATACCGGGAGAACCGTATCCGCCATATCCACCGTATCCGCCATAACCTCCACCAAATATTGGCATGTAAGGCATCTGTGGCATCTGTGGCATATAAGGATTTTGAGGCATTCCATATCTGCTTCCTCCTCCGGGGTAAGTGCCAAACGGCCCTGTGGGCGGCATTTGACTTTGAGGGGGTGGCCTCATTCTTCCCTGAAGAAAGTTTAATAACATTTCAATTCCGGTTCCGCCTTCCATGTCTTCCATATCCAGAAGAGAACGCAACGCTTGAGAACTTGTCGGTGTTTCTGTCTTATCATAGCCAGTGACAACACTGCTCAAAGGTGTAATCAGATTTCCTTCACGGTCTTTGATGCCCAGTCTATTTGCTATTCTTCGATAAACACCTGTACTCAAAAGATCTCTTTGATCTTGAGTCATCTGATCTGACTGACCTGCAAGAATCTTTTCAATCACATCCCTTGCACCAGCTTCATCAGCAACACCAATCTGGGCGTAAAGAACTCCCAATGGATCATCGGATGCAGGTGCAGGTGCAGACCCTCCGGCAATTCCAGTAGCAGTTCCAGTAGCAGGTTGTGCAGCAGACCCTGCAGGTTGTGCAGGCTGTGTAGGTTGAGGAGGTGGCCCAAACTCATCAAAGCTACCTGTAACAGGATTGTATTTACCTTCTCTTGGAGAGCTTGTGATATTGTCCTCATTTCCTTGATCATTAAAATACTGATAAGGCTGACCGCCTGCGGCAATAATTTGATTTTCTAAGTTTTTAATACTTTGATAATGTTCAGGCCCAGGAGCCATCATGAATCGCATGCTTCTTAATGATCTTAATTGATTGTAGAGAGAATTAAGATCAGGGTTTTCTGTGTATTGTTTGTTGCTCGTGAAATCTAAACGCATATCAGACCCTACGGCATTTCCAGTAGGCTGTGATGGAGACTGTGGCCTAGCTTGCGATGCACCTCCGAAGTTTGCATTAGCCTGAATTGCAGCCTCTCTGCTAGGATACATTTTCCCATCAAGACCTCTTGTAGGAGTTGATTGAGGCATCGGCCACTCATCAGGGCCATCGCCAATCCCTCTACCTCCAGAATCATAAGACTGATAAGCAGGTGGCTGATAAGCAGGTGGCTGATTGCCTCCTATAATCTGGTCATCTTCTTTGATTTCCCCAAAATCAATTGGCCCTGTGGGAGTTGTAGTCCTTGGTGGACGCAGTTGAATCGGCCCTCTAGGCGCAGGGTTATCAAGTCCAAACCTTGGCGGCACGTTAGGCGCTTTATCAAACAATTTCGCCAGTAATCCACTTTGTTCTGGGGGCAAATTTTCCATGCCAAAAAATGAAGCCATTAGTAAACTCCTGAGAACTTAGTGCCTCTTAATGCTGCACCACCGCCTCTGGCTTTACCTTTTCCCATACCGGGCTTTGGAGATGCATTGGTGGGTTCCTGCTTAATTTTTGCGTAATCCACTCTGCCTTGATCTTTAATCGTGAATCCTTCTTTCTCTACTTTATTCGCCATGATTAATTCCCGAAAAGGTTTTTAGTCATTTTGTCAGCAAGGTTACCCATTTGTATAGCCTGCTGAAGTTTTAATCTGTCCTGTGCAGTTTGATCTTTCATCTCTGCAATATCAAGTTGTGTATCAATTCTTTCTTCTGCAAGTTCTTTTTGCGTATTAATACGTTCCTGATCAATACCGAATCGTTTTTCTGCTTCTTCTGCTTTGCGTTCTACATCAGCTGCTTTGATATTGAGCTCTTCTCTTCTGAGTCCGACCAATGGATCTTCCGGCTGTTTAGGCTCAAAGGCTGGTGCAATCTGATCTACGAGCTGTGCAGTAATCTGCGCGACTTTGGTTTCCATCATTGCATTCATCTGTTGTTGCATCTGCTGCATCTGCGGATTTTGCTGTTGTGGTGGACCGGGCATACCTGGCATCATCTGCGGTTGTTGTTGTTGCATCATCTGCATCTGTTGCATCTGTTGTTGCATCTGCATGATCTCCGGGTCTTGTTGTGCCTGGTTTCTCGCCATCATATCAATGTGTGCGTAAATGTGTGCAATGACCAATCCCTGTATCTGCGGATTAGCCTGACAGACAGCAGAGTTATAGAACGACAAGTGAATCTGTATGTGCGCCATGTGATCCTGATCGGGGAAAGGCGTAGCAGGTTGCATCGCCAGAAAGCCTGCATTTTCTATTGCTGCCGCAACTGGTTGTGGTTGTGGGGGAGGCGGTGGGGGCGGTAGTATCTGATCTACCTGCTGTACTCCCATCGCTTCATACATACGCTTGTATGCGTTGTATATTCCCATTGGACCATGTATCTCTGGTGCTGCCTGCACCATTCTCAACATTTCCTGTGCCAGCATCACACGCTGACTCATAGAAAAAATGTTGGGATCACTGACTGGTATGATATCTATCCGGTCATCAAAGTCGGATTGCTTAACGCTCTGATCACCATTCGCTGTCATGTACGGATACTGAGGCGGTAGATAATCTCTGAATAAACCAGCCAGCAGATTGAATTCTATCCGTTGTGAATAATGCAATCGTTTATGAATCGCACTCATCACACGGCTACCGCGTTCAAGTAAAGCTACGGTTGTACCAACAGGTGCTTCCTGATTACCATCACCTACCTGCATATCTCCGATAGAAGCAAAGCGTCTGCCTGCATCAACGAGCATTCCTAACAGATTAAGTAACGTACCACTTGGCTCCTTGAAAGGCAGGGGCATCAATGCCTCACGCAGTGATCCGCCAGGGGCATCCATGTCCCTGAACTCACCGGGCTGGATAGGCACATCGTCATCCCGGATGCGGATACCTCTTGCTTTGAAACCTGCAGGTAGGTTGGACAGTGTGCCTGCGTCAATCAGTTGTCTGAGTATTGAGGTAGCACCTCTGGACAGACCGCCAATCATATGCGTCAAGCCGAATCCGTAGAACCCTACCCCAGGTAAAAACTTGTAGTGAACAAAATAATCCACTCTCTTACGCATAGGATCTTGCTGATTATAATTTCTGCGGATCGAAAGAATGGTGGACTGTTTCGGTGACAGGGTCACAATGTAGGGAAGCTTGATTCCGGTTTCTTCATTCTGGCTATCGACATCTTCAAATCCGGGGATGTCAAGCTCGGTGTGCATTTCAAGAATTTCACATTCATCAGAGCCGGAAGAACCTGAAGGTTTTACTCCCTGAAGTTCATCGATTTCTTCTTCGATGCCTTCCGAATTATAAGCAGGGTCCGAATAATCGGACATGGATGTTTTCTTGTAGAATCCTGACAGTTGTAATTTTTTAACGTCATTGATCGACATGTCGATGACATGTGTAATTCTGGTAGCACTATCCAGACTGGATGCACCATAAGGTACAATCAGTTTTTCAGAAGGAATGAATCGTGATACCGGACGATCCAGTGTCTGGTCAAAGTGAACTTTTCTGAACGCACTACCTGACAGAGGAAGATAGAAAAGCATCTGGTCAGTTTCAGGATCATACTCCTTCATCACCTGGGTGATCTGGTAGTTCATGAACTCCTGAACTCTTGCGGCCTGAAGGTCCGTATTCGGACTCATCATGCCCACCACTTGCGTCTTGACCGGACCACCAGGTGGCAACATCTCTTTATATGCCTGTGCCTGAAACTGGGTGACAGACTCTGCGAGTAACGGATGGATAATACCTGATGCACCCTCAAAAGGTTCAGATCGTTCCTCGAACTTCATGCCAAGGAACTCAAGCCCTTCCCGATACTGTTCTTCCCATTCCTTACGAGAAGACTTGTCATCCTCGTAATCAGACATACAGTCGGAATAGATACGCCCCAGATCACGATCATCAATAACTTCTGCAATATTCTCGAAGAAGTCTCCGCCTTGCTCCATCATGGGAGCAGGGGGCATACCCACCAGCATTGTGCCGTCTTCCAGAATTTCGTTCTGATCGTCATCAATGTCCTCAAACATCTCATCAACGCGAGGCTCTACATTAATTTCAATCTCTTTCGAGTTGTCCTGAATATCAAGATCAGCTTTATCTAGATCGTCAACACCACGTTCAATGGCCATATGATTCTATCCCCACTTGGATTCCCATTTAGTGCCTTTGCTACTTTTTCTCATCACTTTCTTTTTAACTGGTTTTTTCTTTCTAACCATGCCGCCATTGCGTTTCTTTTCAACACCTTTGTAATTTTTTTTCGGCCCAGAATCTTTCATTATTCCCATGTCTACCATGACATCGCCAGCATCAATTAATTTTCTAACCATTGAATCAGTAAGACCTTCCATAAAGTCATACATTTTTCTAGCAGTTTTTACGTCATCTTTTGTAGCTGGTTTTTTCTTATCAACCGATCCGCCATCACGTTTCTTTTCAACGTCTTTTTTATCAAAGTCATAGGGTTTTAAGCCTGTTTCTTTACGTTTTTTATTAATTTTTTTAATTAGTTCATCAGCATTAAATTCGCCACCTTTTACTAAGCGATTATATATTCGTCTGGCATAGCTAGGATTTTCTTCAACGTATTTAAATATTTCTCTTGTTGATACATCTCCAATTTTTTTTCCTTCTAACTCCATTTTTATAAAAGTTTTAAGCGCTTTAATTGGATTAGTCTGTATTGGCTCTAAAGAAGTTTCACCCCCTCTACCAACCATGGGAGTTTCAGTTGTTGCATAGAGTAATGCACCAGGGACGGCAGCTGTTTTTGCTACACTAATT